GAAAAACACACAAAACATCATAACACTAAATCAAATTAAATTACCAAATCTAATTTGATTCAGATGGCGCTATCTTTCAGATTGCCCGTTAGCGATGTTCTTAATGGCTTCACTTCCGAGGAACAATCGATTATTTCAAGGACTGCAGTCAAGAAAATCTCCGAGTTTGAATCACACAATTACGAAATCGCAAATTTCAGCATGCCTGATTTTGCGAAAAGTAAATTGTCTCAGGCTGGAATCTACTTGAGTCCTTACGCTTCGATGCCTCACTCCCATCCAATATCCAAAACTATAGAAAATCACATTTTATATAGAGTGCTTCCTAATTATGTTGATAATAGTTTTTACTTTGTAGGGATTAAAGAAGGTAAATTAAATTTTCTTAAAAGGCGGAACAAAGATTTGTCTCTAGTCTCTTTAGTAAATCGTTTGGTCACTTCAAGGGATTGCGTGCGTTACCCCTCCGACTTCCATGCAATTAAAACGCATAAAATTGAAGGGCTTGTTCCACGAACTTCAAATTTTTTTGAACATGCTGATTCATTGAAAGATTTAATCCCCAAAATGATAAGAGAAGGGAGCAAAAAGATGTTTTTTCATGATGAGCTCCATTATTGGAGCAAGCGAGATCTTGTCACTTTCTTGGATGCCGTTGATCCAAGTCTGTTAATCTGCACCATTGTTTACCCCACTGAAATTCTGGTCAAGTCTAGAGTTTCTCTGAATTCTTGGTGCTATACATTCGAACTCATTGGGAAAGACATTCTTTACAGTCCTGACGGAGTCGCTTCAGAATCCTATCTGCAACCAATTTCTGGGGGATTTCTCTTGAAAACCAACCAAATTGAAACTCCAAATGGTTCCGTTTACGCTGTTGACCTGCTCTACAATTGTTTTAGTCATTCTTTGATTTCATTGACTAAAACCAACAAATTGCCTCCCAAGCTTAATTTCTTTTCAAATTACGAGGCAATTTCCACAACTAGCATCAACAGTCTTGGACCGAAATTGGGTGATTGTTATCCAATTTCTTTTGATTTGATTTCAAAGATATATCTGTATTTGCGTACCTTGAAGAAGCCTGATTTACAATCTGGCATGGCCAAACTCAGACAAATGGTAAGCAATCCAAGTTGCTTTGAAATTAAATTCGTCGAGGATTTCTGCAGATTGGTCATTGAGGTGCCACCACAGAAATCACTGTTGATCCCAGATGCTTCAAAAATTTTTCTCCATTCCCTAATGAGTATCTTTCCAAGTTCTTGGGTGAGGAACTTCAATTCCTTTCAAGAGATTACCCTCGACAACTTTATTTCTTCATTAGCACCGTTGAGGGTGAGAGTAGAACTCAAGAAATTGGATTTCTCAGATGATTTGTTTTCTGATTTAGGGTTGTCACATGAAGAAGAATTTCCTTCCATCCCTTTCGATCCAGAGCAACTGATGGAGAGTTTTTCTATAGGCCGGAGCAAGAAAGCCATCCCTGATAGAGTTCCAAGTCCCTATAACAATTTGATTTTCCATGGAGCTGAACCTATTGTTGACACAAGAGACAAGAGTGTATTAATTCAAATGTACCACTGTGTTTTCAATGCATTCTCAAACTCTGATGGTTTCTATGTCAGCTCAAGAACTTTTTTTTCTGTGGCTGATGGCTTATATGCACGAAACTCAATTTTCTCAAACAAAGCTCTAAGGTTGGCCTTCATTTCAATGTGTTCTGGGCGCTTGGTCAAAGATGTTTATTTACTGAATATCAGGAGGAAAATTTTTTTTGTGCGTTCACCCACATCTGGAGCTCAAATTAGAACTGCGAACTTACAATGGTTTTTTTTAAAAAAAAGAGGAAATCAGAAATTTCTTCGGGATTCAGCTTTCTCAGATGAATCAAACTTAGAAACCAAGGTATTCACTAGTTGGATGAAGGTGGTGGATGAGGTCCTGCTAATAAATAGCTCTTCTTCCCTCGGTATGAGATCAACCTTGAGAGATAGTGGATTGAGGAATTTGTGGGAGTACAATTGTTCAACCACATCTTATCCCGCTCCCTCCGCAACTGAAAGCGTGGAAAAAGTGGAGGAAATTGAGGAGGAGTCGGTTGCGACCCATGAGAATGTCCCGATCCTCAAAAGGGATGTTTCCAGTTTCCTGAAAATTGCATTTAATGTGCCTACTGTGCAGGAGGAGGTTGTGGAAGTGAAAGATGTTGTTGAAACCTTAGGCACTGAGGAAGAATTTGAGGCCCCTGCTCTTGAAAAATTTGGGGATGCTGGGATTGTCTTTGGTCGAGTAAAGGATATGACCTTGGTTGGTTGCTTAGATATGGTGTTTAACGAGAACCTGCATGATGTCTTGCATCTCAAAGGGAGGAGTGCGGTATACTTCACCAGGTGCCCTTGCCTTCGTTATGGGCACAATGGTCTTCAATATTTGCCTCAAAAGTGGCCAATTGAGTTCGACTGGTTTTTAGGAGAAAATTTGGGCAAGTACAATTCGTGTTTGGTTCAGAGGTTTGAAGTTGGTGCAAAAATTGGTTTTCACTCTGATGACGAAAAGCATTATTCAAGTGACAATGATATATACACCGTGAACTTAATGGGAAATGCTCAGTTATCGATAAGGCCGAAAGGAGATAAGAGGAAAGCGAATGAGATCACTAGAGCCTTAGTTTCTCAAGACTCATATCTTATGCCATCTGGATTTCAAGATAAATTCGAGCATTCCATCAGATCAATGACAGAAGGCAGGGTCTCTTACACCTTCAGAAAAGTTGTTCATGATTCTCTCGGCCAGGAAATAGTGCACGATTCAATTTGCCTGCTAGATTGTTTCTCAGAGAACCTTTTCGATGTCAAAATATCAGCAAGCCAAGATCTTGATTTTAAAAACTTTCAGACTTTTCCTGTGCCAGCGGATGGTGATTGTTTTTGGCATTCAGTGGGATATTTATTTGGAACCAATGGAATAGACATGAGGAAGACGTGCTCTGACGCCATGTATGATCTTGGAGTTGATTCAAATGGGAGTTTGGTTCTTCAAATGATAGGGTTTAATTGGGCCGAAAGGGAAGCTGTTGCTTTGTTTGCTAGAGTGATGGGCGTGGAAGTGACAGTTTTTTACATTGAGGAAGGGGTGAACTGGACTTTTACTCCTCTTGAAATAGATAGCTCAAAGAAATGCTACCTAGTGTGCAAAGGGAACCACTTTGAGCCTTGCTTGCCCAAAAATGGATGTGTGGTCAGGGCAGTTGCAGCCTGCATAGGAAAGAAAGAGATAGATGTTTTGTCTTATTTGGGTAGGGGGGAATTCACTGACATCTACAATCAAATAATGTCTGGAAACGGTCTATCTATTTTAGATTTTGAAAGAGCTTTCTCAATGTTTGGTATCAAAGCTTTTCTGGAAACAGATGGGAAGGTGCTTGAGATAAATTCAAATGGTTCTATTGAGGGGTCTTTCCGGTTAACAGATGATCATTTGGAATTTCTACCTTTCAAGTCTGTCAAACACCTGAGTTCATTACCAGTCTCTAATCTTATACCTGTTGCTAAGGATCAATTGGAAGTGATCTCAAAGTGCTGTACAGAGGTGGAGTACACTCCCTCCTTTGATAGAGCAAACACTTTGTCTGAGTCCCTGTTAAATGGCACTACTGGTGTGTTGTGTTCAAGAAATCTGAATAATCAGGTTGATTTCCTTGAAGGAAATGAGAAATTGTGCAAAGAAAAGAGGAACTTGATGATTTTGCTTGGCACCTTTGGGTCGGGAAAGAGCTTTTTCTTTAAAAAATTCATCAAAGATAATTCAATGAGGAAAGTTATCTTCGTTTCTCCAAGGAAAGCTCTAGCTGATATCATCTTGCAGGAAATATCTGGAATCAAGGGGAAGAAGAACTGGGGCTCTGCGAAAGGAAATAAGGTCAAATGTAAGAAGGGTTATGAAGTTCTAACATTTGAGGTCATGCTCAAGAGGATCAGGAGCAGTTTTCTTAAGGGCACAGTGGTCATCGTGGATGAAGTACAACTTTACCCACCCGGTTATGTTGACTTGTTATGCATGCTCATATCTTCTGATTGCAAGGTATTTTTGACAGGAGATCCTTGTCAGAGTGATTATGATTCTGATAAAGACAGAATGATTTTTTATGGGATGGAACCAGACATAATGCACATTCTAAATGAAAAGAGCTACAATTTCAATGTTGAATCTAGAAGATTTGTTGGATCCATTTTCAGGGGAAGGTTACCGTGTGAATTTTTGAATGGGACAGCTTGCTTCAATCCCAAAAATTACGAAATGATGGGTCACATCAAGAGTATAGATAAGAATCTGATCAAGAGTGTTGATGTAATTCTTGTTTCCGGTTTTGAAGAGAAGAGGATTTGCTGGTCTCACCTTGGAGCGGGTAACAAATGTCTGACATTTGGTGAATCCACAGGTTTAACGTTTGAGTCAGGGATAATTCTAATAACATCAGATTCATTCCTTTGTGGCAAGAAAAGGTGGATTACTGCTCTTCCTAGGTTCCGAAAGCTTCTCGTTTTTTCAAATTTGACCAATCTATCATACGAAGATATAGCTCAGAAGGCTTTCGGGGAGCCTCTTTACAAGTTCTTGACTGAAAAAGCCTCCACTGATGATCTCCTTGAGATATTACCTGGCAAACCGAATTTTGTCAAGGGATTTGGTTTTGTGGGTAAATCAGAAGGGGAAAAAGAAGTCAAATTGCAAGGGGATCCATGGCTGAAAGAGAAGATTTTCCTTGGTCAAAGTGAGGACATCCAGGAAGAGATTCAAATCTATGAGGAAATTAAAAATGAGTGGTTTAAAACTCACGTCCCTTTGAGTGAGCAAGAATCCTGCAGAATCCAATGGTTGAACAGGTTGTTGAGTAGGGAAGCAAGAGAGAAGAGGATGGGTTCTGAAATTTCCACACAGTTTGCTGAAGAACATCATCCTGGGCAGGGATCCGCTTTGTCAAATGCAGCAGAAAGATATGAAGCAATATACCCTAGGCATAAAGGGGGTGATTCGGTGACTTTCTTGATGGCTGTGGCTAAGAGGTTGACTTTTTCTAGGCCTGCAGTGGAGTCTGCCAAATTGAGGAGAGCTGAGAATTTCGGAAAGATGATGCTAGACAAATTTTTGAAGCATGTTCCCTTGAGAAGGGCTCACAATCAGAACATGATGGCTGAAGCAGTTGCTGAATTTGAAGAAAAGAAATGCTCAAAGAGTGCAGCTACAATTGAAAATCATTCTGCACGATCATGCAATGACTGGCTTTTAGACATCGCAAACATTTTCATGAAATCGCAATTGTGTTCCAAATTTGACAATAGGTGCATTGACAAGGCCAAAGCTGGCCAGACTCTTGCATGCTTTCAGCACTCTGTGTTATGTAGATTTGCACCTTATGTGAGATACATTGAAAAGAAATTATTTGAGGTGTTACCAAAAAATCTTTACATACACAGTGGCAAGAGCTTGGAGGAACTGGAAAAATGGGTTATGAATGGTTCATTCAATTCCGTGTGCACTGAGTCAGATTATGAAGCCTTTGATGCAAGCCAGGATCATTTTATTGTCGCTTTTGAGTTAGAACTGATGAGATACTTGGGTTTGCCTAATGACCTGATTGAAGATTACAGGATGATTAAGGTAAAGCTTAGTTCAAAATTGGGCAATTTCGCGATAATGCGTTTCACAGGAGAGGCTTCAACTTTCTTATTCAATACCATGGCTAACATGCTCTTCACTTTTATGAAGTATGATTTGTCTGGCAAAGAATTTATTTGCTTCGCTGGTGATGACATGTGCGCTAACAAAAGACTAAGATTGTCTTCTGAGTATGATGGTTTCTTGAGTAAGCTAAAGCTGAAAGCAAAAGTGCAGTTTACAAAAAGTCCTACCTTTTGCGGATGGTGTTTGTCTGAATTTGGTTTATTTAAGAGGCCTCAATTGGTTTGGGAAAGAATTTGCATTGCTGTTGAAAGGGGCAATATTGCCGAGTGCTTGGACTCTTACGCCATCGAGGTGTCTTACGGTTACAAAGTAGGCGAGTCTCTTGCTGGGAAAATGAGTAGTGTTGAATTGGATAGCCACTACCAGTGCGTCAGGTTCATAGTGAAGCACCAAAATTTGCTGAAGTCCAACATCAAGGACTTATTTGCTTCTTGAACTTAGGTATAGTTGTTTGTATTGATGTTAGATGGAAGATTTACTTCATTTGCTAGAAATTTCATCTTTTGAGAGAACAAGTGTGCCTCTGTCTAGTGTGTTAGTTGTACATTGTGTAGCTGGTGCTGGAAAAACGAGTTTGCTGAGGAAGTGGCTGGGAAGAAATCCGAACGGTGAAGTGAGGACTTGTGGAGTGCCCGACAAAGAGAATTTGACAGGGAGAAGAATCAAAGCTTGGGGAGGAAATCTTGAATCTAAGAGCGACGATCAGGTTTGGGTGTTGGATGAGTATTGCGAACTAGGGAAACACTTTGATTACTCCAAATTTGGTGCAATTTTCTGTGATAACCTTCAATTCCCTGAGGACAGCTGTTTGGAAGCTCACTACATTTGTTTGAACTCCCATAGATTGAGCAGAAACACAATTTCATTTCTCAACAAGGAGGGGTTCAACATCCATTCTCTAAAAGAAGTTTCTAAAGAGGAAGAAGAGGTGGTTTTTGGTGGGATTTATTCTGAAGAATTGGAAGGGCAGATCATTTCCTTGGATAGAGAGGCTGAAAAATTGCTTAAGAATCATTCCGTGGCCTTCAAAAGGACTTTCGAAGTGAGGGGTTTGGAGTTTGAAAGGGTTTGCCTGGTTTCTTCGAGGGAATTGGTTGAAATTGAACCTCACGTGAAGTATCTGGCTTTCACCAGGCATTTGAGGAGTGTCATGTTCTTGAGCCCTGATGCCTCTCACACCTCCTAAGGATTACACCGGAGCGGCCATAAGCGTTGTGATTGGTTTGTGCATTGCTTTTGCCTTTCACAGTTTAACCAGATCAAATTTACCGCACGCGGGGGACAACATTCATCATCTTCCACACGGTGGCTTTTACAAGGACGGGACAAAAGTGGTGGCTTACGGAGGGCCACAGAGCCGTTTTCCAAGCTCAAATTTGTTTTCTTCTAGCTTTAGCAGTTTGTCTGTTTTGTGTGTTATCCTACTTCTGAGTGGTTTAATTTATGCTTCAAATAAATTTGGTGGTGGTGGTGCTGGTCAGTGTGTTTGTGGTTCTCGTGCTCACAATAATCGATAAATTCGAGAGAGAAAATCCTTGCTTCATTCAGATCACAGGTGAAAGTGTTGTCATTAAGGGTTGTCTTTTTGACAAGGACTTTATAGAGTTGGTCAAAGGACTCAAACCTTTTCACCATGAATTAGGTTAAATTCTACTTTTGATTAAAGATGACGTCAGAGAAGCTGAGGGATTTGGAGAAGAAATTGAGCGAGTTGGCAACTGACTCCAATGAGCGAGCTGGCTTGGAGAAGGACTTGAAGGCAGAGAAAGCTGCCATTGCTGCTGGATCAGTTAGTTCTGACAAGAAAAAGGCTGCCCGGATAAAACAAAAATTTTCAGGGTCTTCCATAACTTCAATACCGACCAACAAGATGTTGAGGGAGATTAAAATTTCCACAGAGGTCAGGAACGTTTGCTCGTTGAGCAATGCTGAGCTGATAGCTGCAGAGTTTGTTGAACTCGGGATTCCTGAAGACAAATTAGCTGAGGCGGCTTGGGATTTAGCTTTGCATTGCGCAGATGTGGGCTCTTCTGAGCTTACGGAGTTGGCTGGGACTTGTACTTTTGCTCCTAACGTGACAAGGAGCGACATGGGGGCGGTTGTGAAGTCCATTTGCACACTGAGGCAATTCTGTTCGCTGTATGCGAAAATTGTCTGGAACATAATGATAACATGCGATCGACCTCCAGCCAACTTCCTGAAGAGAAACCACAAGTGGGAGACTCGCTTTGCTGCCTTTGACTTCTTTGATGCTGTGTTGAATCCAGCTGCTTTAGAGCCTGAGGGGGACTTCAGGAGGCCTAATAATGAGGAAATTACTGCTGCTGAGACAGTAAAGAGGATAGCCATTAACCGACAGGAGGTTAAGAAAGGTAATGCAGCAACCTCAAGCTTGGAGGTCACTGGAGGTAGGATGGGTCCTGTTGCAGTGCTGGCAATTAAGGATAAATAATTTATGCTGTTTGTTTGTGTGCTTTAAGTATTTTAAATAATTCACCTATGGGTGATCATATTTGTTAGTTTTATAAACTTTCAAGAGTCGACCTACTTGACTCTAGTTTTTGGTTCTTTTAACTTTTTTCT